GCAGATGGGAGACAGGAGCAGGGGGAGAGTACTATGCGGCAGGTGTTGGCGGTGCGATTACAGGTCGTGGTGCTGATTTGTTAATAATCGATGATCCGCATTCCGAGCAAGACGCACTTTCCGAGACGGCTATGGAACATGCATACGAGTGGTATACTTCTGGTCCGAGGCAGAGGCTTCAGCCAGGCGGTTCCATTGTTATCGTAATGACGAGGTGGTCGCTAAAGGATTTAACGGGAAAACTTATTAAGGCACAGGGCATGGACGTAATGTCCGACCAGTGGGACATCATCGAGTTTCCGGCTATACTTCCGAGCGGTAATATACTTTGGCCTCAATTCTGGAAAAAGGAAGAGTTGTTAAAGGTCAAGGCATCATTGTCATTGGGCAAGTGGAATGCACAGTGGCAGCAAAACCCTACAGCCGAAGAAGGCGCAATCATAAAAAAGGAGTGGTGGAAAAAATGGGATCAGCTATCAATACCCCCGTGCAGTTACATTATGCAGTCTTATGACACGGCGTTCTCGAAGAAGGAGACGGCAGATTATTCGGCGATCACGACTTGGGGCATCTTTAAACCCAATGAAGGTGATCCCGAAAGCATTATACTCATCGATGCAAAAAAAGGACGATGGGATTTTCCCGAACTTAAAGCCAAGGCACTGGAGGAGTACAATTACTGGGACCCGGACATGGTTATTATCGAGGCTAAAGCAAGTGGGACTCCTCTGACGGATGAACTTCGTGCCACGGGCATACCCGTGGTGAACTACACGCCATCCAAGGGGAGAGATAAACATACCCGTATGCATATGGTCGCTCCTATATTCGAGTCCGGCAAGGTATACGCTCCCGAACACAAATTTGCAGAAGAGGTGATAGACGAATGCGCAGCCTTTCCTCATGGGGATCACGATGACTACTGCGACAGCATGTCTATGGCACTTATTAGATACCGTAAAGGTGGATTTCTTAGACTTGACTCAGACGAAGAAGAGGACGAAATTGTTTCTATTCCACATGTTCGTCAATATTATTAGGAGAACCTTATGGTAGAATGGGTCAAGAGCAGATGCATGGAGCCTTCCACATGGGCAGCAGTAGGTGTTGGAGTTGTAGGCATAGGCGTCTTATCTAATATAGCAACTATCGTAATCATTGGTATTGCTATAGGTGTCTTGGGATTCGTACTCAAGGAAAAAGGAGTTTACTAAGTACGGTAAATTCTAAGTGATGCACTATGGTTATAGCCGAAACATTATTTGGACTGCAACTCGTTCAAAGCAGTTGCAAGGCTATCAAGATGGCCTTGAAGAGTGCTAATGACGTTTCCGAGATAGCATCACACATCGACAACCTGTTCAAAGGGCAGGAACAAGTTAAGAAAAAAGCCCACCCTATCGCTTCAAAATGGGGTGGGCTTATTAAAGGCGTAACCTCCGACAACTTTCTTCAAATGGCTATACAGGAGACTGTCGATGAAAAGATCTGCCAAGAACAGATCGATAAAATTTCTCTGTTGTTAAATCAGAGGTTTGGAAAAGACACGTGGGTTGAAATCCAGATAATGAGAGATCAGAAGATAAAAGAACATCAAGCTCTTCTTGAAAAGAAAAAAACACTCTCTAAAAAAAGAATGGACAAACTACTTAACGTGATTGGGGTAATACTGGCTTTAGTAGCATCAGTTGGCGCAATTGTTGCTCTTGTTATGTTTGGAAAAAGATAAATGGAACTTTTAACAGCGCACTGGCATCAAATATTATTCGTACTTGGTGTAATCGTAATGGCGGTGAGACTGGAATCAGAGGTTAAAAGTTTAAGGAAGGATTTAGACAACTTGACTAAAGAACTTAATAGAAGAGATACTTATGTTGAGACAGTTAAACAAAGATCAGAAATAGACATACACGAAAAACAAATATCTGCTCTTTGGAAATTTTGTAATGGCTTGCGCGACAGGTTTAACGGCAAGTGAGTTTGGGTGTTTTATACGTGGCCAATGTAGATATGGTTCAGAAAAATTTACAGAAAGACAGCATATATAACGAATTAGATATCAACAAGGACGGAACGGTTGATGATTCAGAACTAGCTGCTGTTGAAGCTTTAGATAAGCACGAAAAGGCAGACGCACAAAGAAAAATGGCGTGGATTGCCATGATTTCTATGATTTTGTTTACGATGGCGGTGTTTATGCCTATTTTCCCAGACAGCCGAATAAAAGCATTAGCAGATTTGTTTGGTTTGTTTTATATTGGACAAGCAGGCGTTGTTGGTGCATATATGGGTATGACCGCCTATATGAGTAGTAAGAGGTAATTATGATAGCAGCACTTCTTCCCAAGCTTCTTCCCGTTGTAGGGGATGTTGTCAGTCGTTTTTTACCAGAGGACAAAGAGGCAGCGGCCAAAGCTAAAAGGGAAATAGAGGCTGAACTTACAAAACATTTAGCTCAAATTGATCTAGCGCAGCTAGAAATAAATAAAAACGAAGCCGCCTCAAGGAACGTGTTCATCGCTGGCTGGCGACCCTTTATCGGCTGGTCCTGTGGAGTTGCTCTCGCATGGACCTATGTAATTACGCCCGTTTTACATTTTATTCTCGCACAAACAGGTAATCTGGTAGAGCTTCCAGCAATGGACATGTCTCAAATGATGCCCGTTTTACTTGGTATGCTTGGGCTTGGCGGCCTCAGAAGTTTTGAAAAATATAAAGGGATATCTAAATAATGGCAGACACACCCATATCTTTAATTGATCAGGCTATGCCTTCTCAAGGCATTCCCGTTGATGATATCGAAGAAGAAGAAATTGAAGTCATTGAGGAAGAACCAGAAGAAATAATAGAAGAGGAAGACGGTTCCGTTGTTCTTCAATTTGAGGAAGCTATTCAAGAAGAGCTAATGGCTGAACCTGATGCTAATCTTGCAGAGATGTTAGATGAAAGAGTTCTTATGGATATTTCATCTGAACTCATAGATTACTACGAGGACGATAAAAGCGGTAGAGAAGACTGGGAGGATGCTTATCGTAATGGCCTTGATCTGTTGGGTATAAAATATGAGGATAGAGAAGAACCTTTTCGTGGCGCAAGTGGTGTAACTCATCCTGTTATTGCCGAAGCCGTAACTCAATTTCAAGCGCAGGCTTATAAAGAACTTTTACCTTCTTCTGGTCCTGTTCGCACACAGGTAGTAGGAGCCGCAACTCCTGAAGTAGAGTCACAGTCTCAACGTGTACAGGAATTTATGAACTATCAAATTATTCATGTAATGGAAGAATACGACCCAGAAATGGATAGATTGCTGTTTCATCTTCCATTAGCTGGTTCAGCGTTTAAAAAAGTTTACTTTGACGACATGCTAGACCGCGCTGTTTCCCGTTTTGTACCTGCTGACGACCTGATTGTTCCCTACAATGCTACTGATTTACTATCTGCGTCACGTGTTACCCACGTAATTCGCATGAATTTAAACACTGTTCGTAAGAATCAAGCGGCTGGTTTCTATAGAGACATAGAATTGAAGGCTTATGAAGAGGATGATGAGATAAAAGAGAAGGAAAGGGAGTTAATGGGCATCCAAAAAACGATGGATGACCAAGATTGCACCCTTTTAGAGGTCCATACCGACCTAGATTTACCAGGATTTGAGCATAAAAGCCCAATTGATGGCGAAACTACAGGAATTAAGCTTCCTTATATTGTTACAATAGACGAAGGAAGCACAAAAGTACTGTCAATTCGCAGAAATTGGCAAGAAGGGGACGAATATTACAGAAAATTGCAGTATTTTACCCATTTTAAGTTCCTTCCGGGTCTTGGTTTCTATGGTTTTGGTCTTTTACACATGATTGGTGGCCTAGGACGGTCTGCCACCTCACTTTTGAGACAATTAATTGACTCTGGAACGCTTGCGAACCTTCCTGCTGGGTTTAAAGCACGAGGTATCCGCATTCGAGACGCTGATGAACCTCTTTCCCCCGGTGAATTTAGAGACATTGACGCCCCTGGTGGTGCATTAAGGGACAGCATTATACCTCTTCCCTATAAAGAACCAAGTCAAACCCTTATGCAACTTTTAGGGTTTGTTGTTGACGCTGGCAGAAGATTTGCCGCAATAGCCGACTTACAAGTAGGAGATGGCAACCAGCAAGCTGCCGTTGGAACGACTGTAGCGTTATTGGAGCGTGGTTCTAAAGTAATGTCCGCTATTCATAAGCGTATGCACTACGCCCAAAAACAAGAATTTAAGATGTTAGCAAAGATTTTTTCTGAATCTTTGCCACCTGTTTACCCGTACAGTATTTACGGTGCTGATTCTGTAGTCAAACAGACAGATTTTGATCAAAGAGTTGATGTAATACCTGTTTCTGATCCAAATATCTTTTCGATGTCGCAAAGACTAGCACTTGCTCAGACTCAATTGCAGTTGGCGCAATCAAATCCTCAAATGCACAATCTTTATGAAGCATACAGGAGAATATACGAGGCGATAGGGGTTCATAATATAGAAGCACTTTTACCTGCGCCACAGCCGCCTCAACCTACAGATCCTGCAATAGAAAACGCAAAAGCGACTATTCAGGAAAATTTACAGGCTTTTCCTACGCAAGATCACGATGCTCACATAATGGCTCACTTGGCTTTTATGAAAACACCCATACCTGGGTCTACTCCCCCTATCTTCGCTTTGTTACAAGCGCATTTGTGTGAACACATAGCTTTTAAAGCTCGTGGTGTTGCTATGGCTGAGATGACGGTTCAAGCACAGCAAGCCGCACAAATGGGTCAGCCAGAACCTCAGATAGATGTAGAATCGAGAGTAGCTGAATTAATTGCTCAGTATACGCAAGAAATTATGGCCGAGTTAATGCCTCCGCCTCCGGGTCAAAACGATCCTTTGGTACAACTTCGTGAAAAAGAGTTAGACATTAAACAAGCCGATATGATGAGAAAGGCTAACGAGTTTACCGAGAAACAAGCTTTTGAGGAAAAACGCGAAGGAGAACGTCAAGAAATCACTAGAGAGAAGATTGATTCCAGTGAAGATATTGCATTGTTGAGAGCAGATGTAAACTTGGCTAGGATAGAAAAAGATATACGAGATACAAATAGAGGGAATTAGTGTTTCACGTGAAACAAAATGGCTAGAAAACGAGACAAACAACCACCTAAGACAAAGAAGTACTTTCGAGCTACTAAAAAAGGTGCTGGTATGACAAAGGCTGGCGTGTCTAGGTACAGAAGAGAAAATCCTGGTTCTAAATTAAAAACTGCCGTAACAGGTAAAGTTAAGAAAGGAAGTAAGGCTGCTAAACGTAGAAAAAGTTATTGCGCTAGATCTGCTGGTCAAATGAAAAAGTTTCCAAAAGCTGCTAAGAATCCAAATAGCAGGTTAAGGCAAGCTAGAAAAAGATGGAGATGTTAAATGTCACTATACAGAAACATTAATAAACGTAAAAAAGATAAAACGAGTAGACCTAAATCTAAATCTACTATATCGCCTAAAAATTATGCCGATATGAAAGCTGGTTTTCCTAAAAAGAAGAAAAAAACTAAAAAGAAGAAAAGGAGTTAAAAATGCTTTGGGATTTATTACTTATACTTATTTTATCCATCTAACGTAAAAAGTGTTAGGAGAAACGTCTAATGGCTGTTATAGATCAAATGTCTAGACAAATGGGAATTTCTAAAAAGGAGGCTCGTGACCTTATGAAGAAAGCAAAAAAGATGAATAATTATCAAGGTGGAGGGGCTGCATCTACACCTGCTGCAACACCTGTCAGTATAGATGTTCCTGCTTCTGGTATGGAGCGTAGAACGAGAAATCTCGCAATGAGATCTCCGCAAGGTTCTTTTAGAGGCATGGGCATGGGATTTGCGGACGGTGGACAGGTTTACACTGTAACCTATGGTGATGAGCTTGACGAGGTTCCTGTTGAGTATGGTCGTAAGAAGTTGGACAGCGACACAGAACAGTTGATCAAGGGGTCTGAGTTTCAGGTCCGTGGTCGTTATTTTAACAACAACAAAGGAAAGGGGACTTTCTAATGGCTGATCGTAAAAGAGCTATGATAGCAAAACTTTTAAATGAAAGTAGCAGAAACATTTCAAATGCTGATCGTGAAATAGTTAATGCACTTTTAAATGAAAGTGGCAAAACAATTTCAGATGCT